CCTTCATCGTATTTCATTATTGATTTCCAACTGAGTATTGAGAATTTTTATTGTAACTGCGAGAATTAGAAAGATTGCGCATTTCACTTGCTAATTCTGGGTTATGGATTTCTGCTAGCTTTTTCATTTTATGAATTGGCCAACATGCCATGATGCGCCCCATTGGTTCACGAGTAGTTGGTTTTGTATTCACTAACTTGTAATCACGATCAGTGCATTCAAAAATCTTAATATAATCTGTAGAATCGTATTCAACGAAAATTAAACGATCGACAGTCATACATTTAGTAAGATTAGTTGCATGCATTGCGTTAACAGTAAAGCTACCATTAGGATGACGATTCTGAGTTTTTACTTCGATCTTCACACCGTCTTTGGTAGTCATATCCTTAGTGCTGTCATACTTATATTCAGACAACATAGCATCTTCAAGTTGAGATACTAGTAATTCACCAAGTTTACCAAGTTTTTCTTTATTAGTCATAAGAGCTCCGTCTATTATGTTATACAAGATATTATTATATCACAGTTATTTCCCGCTGTACAGGGATTAATCGACTGTTTTATAGGCATATTCTAATGCCCGCTCAGCCTCTGTTTGAAGTGGGCGCTTAGCGTATATGTTAGCAGTATCCCTATCGAGTTGTCGAATAAGTTCTGCAATTTGATTAGGTGTAATTGGATATTTACGTTTAATAGCATTACATGCAATTGATGTCATGATTTTATAGATCATTGAATAACGACCAGATCCATCAGCATATGCAATTGCTTTATAATCACTAATTAGTTTTCTATTGACGAATGGGCAATCACCATACGATGACCACTCAAAATCATAGTTAGCTTGTCCTTTCAAAAGTTCTTCTCTATGAGATAGTACTTTCTTTTGAACTTCTGCTGGTAATCTATCCATGAATGTAGCTACACTTGATTGTGTAACCAAGAGTGGATGTTTTGTTATGAGAGAAGTTGGTTCAATGAAATTACCAGTATTGTTAGTAAAGATAAAATTATTAGCGTTTGGATATAAAGCAGGAACGTAATACATTCGAGATAAGTCCTTAGTCTGCCCATCTCCGAGCTCGTCGAACTCTCTGTTGAGTGCGTACCAAAACTTCTTGATGTCTTCTTTCCGCACACTAGTTTTAAGTGGGAATACAAGCCGAAATTTCGGATGATCGATAGTACTACTAGAGGTAGAGTAACAAACGTAATAATAAGCACCGTACTTAGCATATAGTTCCTTTTCCAAATCGCCTTCAAATTTATGATCGTCAATATCAAGTGCTGCCCAACCGGCCCATTCAATTACATTATCATTAGCTCTAGTGGTTCCATTTGGGAATACTGCTGGTGAAATAAGTGGTGAAGCTTTAAGACCCTTAGGCGCTTTGCGTTCACCTTTCTTAAGTTTGTAACCTGGCGTCTGAGACATCTTATAAAGCATAGCTTCAAAAGATTCCCAGTTATCATGATGTATTTGACGATGAGTCTTATTATCAAAAATAGACTCAAACGCCGTCAAAGAATAATTCATATTCAATTAAAGTTTTTTCAACAATCCAATATTATCAGAGTGTGTTGGTGCAACCCAACCCGTTGGTTTAATCAAATCAGGTAAACCCAATGGATTTGGACGTGATTCTTTAATACCAACTTCTTTATTCATGTTAGCTTCTAAAACACGATCCCATGCTTTATGAGCATCAACATTAAATGCATCAAGTGTACCAATTGCTACAACACATAAATCGATTAGAGCGTCAACAGTATCATCACCTGCTGTGGTTGTATTAATCTTACCAGCTTGGCGTTCAACCAATGCTTTACGCATTTCATCTAGTTCTTCTTGTAAGAAGTCAATGCGAAACTTAAGGAATGCCTCAAGTTTATCTTTATCGAATTCTTTTACTACAGGATGTACACCATACTTAGCGTGCATATCTGCAATATCTTGTACCCAGTTTTTACTCATTTACTTCTCCTTATACTAATATTATACCACATCATTCTTTAGATGTATATGGTTCAATCTTTGCTTCAATTACAATGCCATATGTTTCATCGTAATATACATTAGTCGCTTCCCACATCCCGTATTCTGGAGCTTTAATAGTTAATGGCATATCAAAGTTACCTTTAGTAATTTGAGTTGGATCATTCTTACACATAGCGTTTTTACGCCAATGTTTTAAAGCTTCTTCTAATAGTGTGTATGCATCTTTCATTATGCGAAAAAGTCCTCTAGTGAAGCAACCGGTTCTGCATTCCAACCAATAGCTTCGAGAATACTTTTAGCTGGTTCAAGGAATGCTTTTTCGAATTGCGTATCGTTATCAATGAATTTATCTAGTTTAAACTCAGGTGGTAATATATCTATGAAGCCTATTACGTTTTCTTTTAAAGGATTGTTGGGATATAAGTGAATGTACTTAATCTTATCACCACCACGAATGGGTGAATATGTTTTCAATCCTTGCTTATTAAGCATGTAGTTATAAAGGATTGCAGCACGAGAGTTTATTGGCGTACCCTTTTTGTAGATCGTATCACGATCTTGATATTCCGAGACCGACGATACGCCACGTGGGAATGCTTTCTCGTGTGCTTGGAGAGTTTCAAATTGTGCTCGATAATTTCTAATAAATGCCTGAGTTTCAGCTTCCGTTCCATTGATGAGCACTTTAAACAACTCTTCAAAAGCCTCCCTACACGTTGCTGGTGTAGACGACTTGATCGCCTCGATCCCCATGATTTTAAGTTTTGGTTTTGCATAACGAACACCTTCATTATCTAGTACGTTAAGAATATATCGTTTCTTAGCAGTCCAAATTGCACGATCAGCAATTGCTTCACGCTTCATAGTGATGCGATGCTTATGGACGTTTAATTGATCGCTAAGTTTATTAAAAGATTTTTCTAACACCGATTCCAAAGCGTCACTACAAAATTTATCTAGGAAGTTTGTAATCTTAACTTTGTCTGTAAGTTTAGAAGTTTTAACTACATCTTCAAGCGCTACGTAAATAGAATCTGTATCAATCGCAATAATATAATCTTTGTACTTAGCATTCTTTAAAGCTTTATTCAAATAATCATTGACAGCCTTTTCAGCCCAGCGAATAATCATTTGACCAGATAGAGTAATACCTTCAGCAATTTCCATTGTAAAGTAACGGAAGTACTTATTACCTAATGCACCATACAAAGAGTTTAAAAGAATCTTAATCGCAGTTTGCTGGTTTTCAAAGGTTGCAATATCACGTTCAATACGATAGACTTCTTGCTTATTACTTTTATCTGCAGCTTCTAATTCTTTCTTAGAAGCAATCATTAGCTTTTTAATCTTTACACGTTCATCATACATTTCCTCAATGATCTTAGGCATGAAACCTTGCTTAGCATTAGAGAACATTTGACCTGAACCTGCAATTCCAACACCTTCAATTTTTTCAGGCACATAACCTTCAAGGATTGAATCTGGAGAAATACGATGATCGTAACGACCTTTCATAATTGTTTCTGGACTCATGTTCCATTGCACAATAATGTTAGGATAGAGTGAGTTAACGTCAAAAGAAGCAACCCAATCATGCACACCGCATTGAGGAGGTTTTACATAACCACCTTCGTAATCAGATTTAAATGATTCTTTGTTAGGTGGTACAATAATGTTTTGAGGTAAAAGATAACGATAGATGAGAGTATCCCAAATACCAGTTGTACCAAATGTGTCATTAAAGTTTACACCAGCTTTATAAGCCATAGTAAAACATAAAGTCATTAGGCCAATCTTATCATCAATACGATCTACAAGATCTACGTCACGAATATTATAATCAATAAACTTTTGATGATCGTTGATATAAAGCGAGTGTAGACTTCCATCATATTCCAACTTACGTTCACCGAGAACTACATAGGCAATATGATCTAGACGGTATGATTCTTGAGCACCAAAAGAATAACCAAACTTTTTAAATAAGTCGAGATAATCAATTTGAGAAACACCAATGATGTCATAAAGCTGTGTTTGCTTTTTCATCATTGTAACTTGCTTTTCTTCTACTCTACCCCAAGGCGATAAGAGTTTAATCTTATCTTCATCGAGAATACGACGGCAGCGATTGACAATATATGGAATATCAAATGTACGCATATTCCAACCTGTAACTACGTCAGGCATATGTGATGGTGTTGACCAATGAGCTAAGAATCTTAAAAGAAGTTCGTTTTCTGTAGCACACTTTACGTACACTACACGATTATCTTTCATGATTGTTTTAGCTACATCATAGTCACCAAGACCCCAGACGTAAAACGTATTATCAATGTTGTTCTTTAAACAGATAGCAGTAATGGGATACTTAGCTTCGTCTGGTTCTGGGAAACCTTCGTTAGATTGTACCTCAATATCGATGTTTGTAACGTTAATTAAGTTACGATCGAATTTGATTTCACCAGGCCAGTGTTCAGCTACGTATTGGGCGATGTAGTTAGTGTTACCATAGATCTCAAAGTTGGATACGTCTTTGTATCTTTCCATGAATTCTTTGGCTTCACGCATGTTTTCCAGTTTTACTGGTTCTACATACTTGCCATCTAAAGATTTAAATGATGTGGGTTTTTCTACTGGTACATAAAGAGTTGGAGAAAACGGAACCTTGACGTGCATCCGTTTTCCATCTTTATACCCGCGGTAGAGAAGAGAATTGCCATAACGAGAGATTGAAGTATAAAATTCCATAGATAATATTATATCACAAAATTAACCTGCTGTACAGGGTTTATTTTGGAATAACGTTAGCTATTTCAATTCCACTTCCAAACATCTTACTATAATTATTTCGCAACTCAACAGTTGCTTCGAACTTAATAGAAACTTTATCTTTTAAGATTGTAATCTTATTAAACTCTGCATATGGTGCATATGGCATTAATGCGATACCAAACGAACTTCCACCAGATTGTGATGGAACTAAATGAATTGCCGCTGGATTACGCATTACAACTTCATTAGTATCTTCTGAAACAACTTCACCAATAAGATCTTGGCCATTCATTAACTGATAACAACTAATCATATTTGTCCATTCTTTTCTATAACATACTCAATAAAAATATTCGCTTCAATTTCATTTCTCACATATTGCATATGAAAAACACCAGTAAGTTCATTGAACATATAAATTAATATACGTTCTTTAAACATACTAGCTTGTATGATCCAATCTTGTAAAAGAATTGGACCAAGGGTTATTAACTTTTTGCTCATAATAACTATATAGGGAGACACGAAGTCTCCCTATAGTTACGCTTTTGGTCTTGGTAATGTTTTACCGTTTACCCAATCCCAATCATCGTCGGTCATTGGTATCCAGTTTAACATTTACATTGATCCTTTTCACTCATAATACGATTAGCGGCTTCATGATTACCATGACGTGCTAATACTGTTGCAGCTTTAATTCTCGTAAATGAATGGATCATGCATAAGAATTTGCAGAATAAGTTTTTCATTCTTCACTTTCTGCTAAAAATTCTTTCTTAGATTTCTTGGCACCTTTAACTTCGATCTTGCGCACTGGTTGTGCTTCAATGATCTTGTCTAAAGCGATCTTTAACATACCATTAACCATCTCTGCAGATTCAACTTCAATCTTATCAGCTAAAGCAAATTGACGTGTGAATGCACGATTTGCGATACCTTTGAATAAGAATTCATTATCTGTGTCATCCTTTGTATTACCACTAACAGTAAGTTTATTACCTTCAATAGTAATTTCAACATCAGACTGTGAAAAACCTGCAACTGCTAGTTCGATAACGTATTTGTTATCAGCAATTTTCTTGATGTTGTATGGAGGATAGTTAGGAATGTTCTTTGCTAAATCTTGTGCTTGCTTTGCAAGTTGTGTGAATTGATCATCAAATCCCACGAAGAATTTATCAAAGTCTTTTGAAGATACGTTTAGTACGTCAAAAGGTTTTACTGCGTCAAAAAATTTATTAAATGTGTTCATGTGTTTGCTCCTATTAAGCGAGTAAATTTAAAATTTGCTACCCCGAAGGCGTAGCTGTTAATTACTGGTTACGGGATCCAGTGGCATCGTACGTCATGCCCGCTTTAAAACGCTTCGTACCATAGCGGTCCTAAGGTGAAGTCTTGCAAGTGTTTCTTTTACTGGCACACTTTGCAAGCCAGTTCCCATCCCGAGTGGGGATTAGTAATCTTTACGTGTGTTACCGATATTATACTTCGGACACAATTCCCATTCATCGCGTTCACGATGAGAGATAACTTTAATCTGTCTGAGTGGCGCTCTATCTTTTGCCTGCTCATTACTATTTATCGTTACAAGACCCCAGTCCGCAAGCAGCACTGCAATCGTGTTACGACGTTGAATATCGTTCTCTGTAATGGTTGAAGGTTTTCCATCCAATACAAATAATTCTTTAAAATGAACGATGAAATATCTTCCCTGTTTGTGGAGAATATGACATGATTGATATAGCTTACGATCTTTACGTGAAGCAACACCAATTCTTGTTAATGTTTCTCTTACTTTTAGGAAGTCATCCGGCTCGTTCAGAGTTACTTCCAACATACTTGCTGGCGTCCACTCTACGCTCTTTTCGTTATTTTCCACCTTTAAAAATCCTCTGTTTCAATTGTCCCATTTGGTCGCTATTGAGTAAAGGTAGAACTTGACGAGCTTTCTCGTTGCTATATCCATAATACTCTTTGACGACTTCCAAATCATCGGAAGATTCAGGTTTTTTCCATTTGGCAAACCTTTTCTTCTTCCTAACTGTATTTATAAGAAAATCGTTCTTGAGTTTATTATCTAGATGAGATCTTAAATTCATCTCATTCGCCAACAAAACTGTATCATAATGATATGATAAAGATCTATTAATCATAAATGAGTTATAAGCTTTTTCGCTTATATCATCAACTATTAGGTTTTCTTTGCTATCACAAATAGCATTTACAAATTCAAATGGGTTCATCACCAATGCCTAATAACGCCTGCAATAATAAAAATATTTGTAATAATATAACAAGCCACAATAGCGCTACGTATGATTGCGATTTTGTCAGCTTCTCTATTATCACGTCCATGTTTTTCACCAAGAGCTTTTGCCCACAATCGCCACATTTTCATTCACTCCATTACACCATATCAATGCAGATTGTCTAGCATCTTCTAGCGTTTTAAACATACCAACGGTTGGCAATAGTTCATAGTTTGTGTCGATATAATCTACACACCAAAACTCGTCTTTTGAATATATCTGTGCTCTCATTTAACTCACCACTTGTATAAGTGTTTGCATACGCATAACATCCATTACAATATCATGGCTTGGATCATGCGGAACAAACTTTTCATTTAATCCGTCAGGGATAAACTTATTGCTCAATGTAGAGCCAAAAGCTAATCCCTCAATGTAAGAACGTGTATCTCTAATAGAACCCCAATGCATTGGATTAACTTTATTATTTTCTTTTAATAAAGAATCCATAAAGATAGGATCGAATGCGTTACCACGAGTAAAAGCTTTCTTATGATTCTTTAAATCAATATTTTCAATTAAGAAGTCATATAATAAATCAATTGAAACATCTTCGCTTGAAGGAGCCAATTGTTTTTGAGCTTCTTTGTTTTGAGCTTTCCACCAACCTAAAGTTTCTTTAGAAATTGTACGATTATATTTAGTTACTTGTTCTTCAACATTAAACTTAATCTTCTTACAATTATCTAAGAGCTCTTCATATGTATATGGATTAGAAACAAAGCGTGATTCGCTATATGACAATATTGCCAATGAGATAACTACGCCTTTATTTTGATCTTGACTTAAAGTTTCAAAATCGTAGATAACACATTCATTCATTATTTCCACTCCGAATTAGCCATGACTTCTGTCATACAAGCAACCACGTTAAGTTCATGGTCTGCAACGAATGCATTCTTATATTGATAATCTGCAAGGATAAGAATGACTTGTGGAATTGATTGAGGCTGAAGGTGCTCATTCAAATTGTCATAGATCTTACGGAAGATTGCGTGTGGTTCAGTATCAATATTATTGACAACCCATTCACGCATACCTTTAAAGTTCTTAGCTTTTAATGCAGCCATTAATTCTTTAATAGACTTGTCGTTTAATGTAACAAGAATACCTGCATCAATAGAACCACTAATAGAATAACGTTGAGCTTCATTTAAAACACGACGCCAATCTGGTGCATGCTTCATAATTAACTCAGCTAAAACTGGCTCATCATAAGTAATGTCTTGCTTTGAAAGAATATCTTTAAGACGATTTAAGAATTGACCACATAAAGAAGCCAACATCTTCTTATCAAATTTAAAATCAATTACGCCACATCTTGAGTGAAGTGGCTCAATAATACGATTTTTAAAATTACATGTAAGAATGAAACGACAATTATCTGCAAATTCTTCAATGAATCCACGAAGAGCAGGTTGTGTTGATTGAGGATTTAGATAGTCTGCCTCATCAAGGATAACGCATTTGTATCCACCTTGAAGCGAGACTGTAGATGCGAACTGACGAATCTTTGTACGAAGAGTATCAATGTTACCTTCTTCAGATCCGTTAATGATAATATAATCAATACCAAGTTGTTCACACAATGCTCTAGCAACTGTAGTCTTACCAAGACCAGCAGTACCAGCTAACATTAGATTTGGAAGTTCGCCACTTTTAACAATTTGATTAAAAGTGTCTTTAAGATTTTTTGGAAGAATACAGTCCTCAATAGTTTTAGGACGATATTGTTCTACCCACAAGAATTGATCTTGCATTCACATACTCCATTATAAAGATAGTTACTATACACAGAAGATCCATGTATAGTAACTATTATATCACATATTTAATCAAGAAGTAATAGATTCGTACAATACTTCTACTTCTTCTTGCTCAGCTTTAACTTCTTGGAAGTTTTGCTTGTGGTAAATCTTTGCTAATTTGCGAGTGTACTTAGGAGGCAACTCAAACTTATCTTTAACAGATTTTAATGTTTCAGAGATAAGATCTCGCTCAGCTTCCATGCGTGTCATTGAGTTACTAATTTCACGCAATGCATCATACACTGCTTTACGATCAGCCGGATTAGTTAGTTTCTGTGCTATTAGACTCATTATTACCACTCTCTTCAGGTGCGCTTGCTTTGATAAATTCTACAAATCGTTCACGAACTTCGCCAACTGATTTAAGATCTACACCTTTGAATACACCTTTTTCAGATGCAAGGTCAATAATTTTTACTGCTACTACTAAGTCGTTGATATTCAATGCTGACATTTTTAAGCCTCGTATGTTGATGATTTTTCAAGAGCAATCCAATATTCTACTGGAAGAGTCTTATGTTTAAAATGAGAAATTAACTTACCAGAGATAGAAACCTCATAGTCGCCTGGTAAAATTTTGAAGTTGCCAATATCAAAATGGAATTTAAATGAGTGACCATTTGCGTTACCATCAACTTCTGTACCAAAAGAATTCGATGTTGAGTTCTTTGGATCTTTTACACGAACAACAATACCGCCATTTAAGTCTTCAACTGAAACAGTAGAGACACTTAGTAGTGATGTTGCACGTTGTAATGCTTTTAGTGTATCAGCTGTTAATGTAAATGTCACATCAATTGGTGGCATTGCTACATCTTTTTGAGGATACGTTAGTGAAGATTCGTCTGAGAAGAAGTACGTCAATGATGACTTACCCTCTGAGATTGTTGCTGATTTACCATCTGCAGAGAATGCAAATGTTGGTGTTGAGAATAAACTCATTGAAGATAAGAAGTCATTCAAATCATAGATGCCAAAGTCTTGAGCAATGGTTTCATTGATAGTAACTTTAGCTACAATGTTTTTAGCTTCAGCGATTGTCTTTAATTCGTTACCTGCTCTAAAAACTAGATTAGGTTGAATAGAAGCAAAGTTCTTTAAGACTGCTAGTGTTTCATTCGAAAGGTTCATATTATATTCCATTATTAAAATAACTAGTACTATTATATATCGTTTTAATCCTGCTGTACACTATATTTTACATCATGTTCGTATAAAAACATAAGACAACACAGTGCATGAGCTAAGTGATTCTTTCCGGACTCTGAATCATTTTGCTCGCCTTCTTTCCAAGCCCACATATGTCGCATCGCTGCATCAAAATAACGGCGCTTAGAATCTGGTACGTTAATCCAATTATTTGGTTCATACTTTTCTGCACCAAATGTAAGGATCTCTACTGTAGCTTTAAGAGCTAGTGGAGGTAATAAACCATATTGAAGTTTACCACCATCAAATTTTCTACCACCAGTTGTAGCGTTTTGAGACGCTTTAACTTTATCAATTTTACTCATAACGCTTTCCACAATTACATGGAGCTCTGCCCTGTTGACAATCTCCACCACATGAATTCTTAGTCAAATAATTAATAATTCTATTGATTATACTTTTATTGCTACGCTCCTGTTCAGCATAGGCTTCCAAATCTTGTACTACTCTATTCCATACATTCATAATATAAACTCCAATAGAAAAAGACTAAGAGGTCGGTGTCCAATCTTCCTCTTAGTCTTTATTCACTCACGGATTAGCGTGAGAACATAACAGCACCAACTGTGCGGGCTGCAACAGCTACCATACGGCGGCTTGGTGTACCTAGGCGATACTTAGTTGTTTGCTCGCCTGTATACAATGTAGCTGGGTTGCCATAGATGCAATGACCGGCTTCACGCAAAGAACGTACAGTTGCGATTGGATCTTTCAAACCAAAAGACGCAGTGATCTGCTTTGCTGTGAATTCGTTACCAGCTTGAAATGCTGCCAAAAGTTTAGCTTGCTTGCTCATTATAAAACTCCATATTTTAAATCACACTCAAATTCACCATTGTCACAGAGAGGGAGTGTGGTATCCTCTCTGAAGGTGTTTACTTTAATTATTGATATCGTTAAGCTTATCATCAATAATCATTGTTGGTTCTGGTTGTACTGGTGCTTTAGAATCTACTTTAGTGTATAGATCTAAAAACGCTACTCGCGTATCTTCATCAAATCTAGAGATGCATAACTCAATTGCTTTCTTACGATCGCCAAAGATACCATAAGTTCTAGCAATATGAACTAAACGGCGAGTAGAGATTAGATCATCAATGCCGCCATCTTCATATGTTTTACGAATAATCTCAGCCCATGTAACTAGGTTATCTGCAAACTCGCCATCAAAGTTACCATAGGTATCCATAGCATTTAAAACGATCTTCTTCTCAACTGCGGTGCTAGGATATGGTTGATCTAATGTTGCAATGAATCGCTCAAGGAATGCTTCATCAAGAATACGTGCACCTGTGAAGCGACCATCTTCTGAGCCACGACCCTTTGTATTAGCCGTAGCGAGAATATTAAATCCTCTAGCAGGATTAACGACAGCACCTGTCTTCTTAATGTATAGTGGTTTACCCTCAAGCACAGCTTGTAAACACATTAGTTTGTTTGATCCGCGATCAATTTCATCGATCAAACAGATTGCGCCTTGTTTCATAGCTTGTGGAATAGGACCATCGCACCAAACTGTTTCACCATTAACTAAACGGAAACCACCAATCAAATCGTCTTCATCGGTTTCTTCAGTAATGTTAACACGAACATACTTACGTTTTGTATCAGCACATGCTTGCTCAACCATCATAGTTTTACCATTACCTGACAAACCAGCAATAAACACTGGATAGAAGGATTGTGATTCAATGATTTGTTTTACATCACGGAAGAATCCCCATGACACATAACTTTTATCTTTTTCTGGCACTTCAATTTTAACCTGCTCAAAAACAGATTGTGTAATTGTATTTGTAGATTCTTCCACTTCGATAGGCTCTGGTTGTTTTATTGGACTAACTAATGTTAGCATTTCAATTTGATATTGACCACGACCTACTCGATTTTCTGGTCGCATTACGAATCCTGGAAATGGCATACCCATTTCTGTTGCATGGTCTGCAAGTTCATTGCGATCAAAGATTGCTCGACCTGGATATTTTGCACTAAGCGATTTAATAAAAGCTTGTTTAATTTCTGTTTTCATGGTTTTGGACACCTTTTCAAATATTTCATTATTTAGTTTTGCTGCATTATATAACTATTATATCACAAGTAAAACCCGTTGTACAGGGTTTATGCAATTGAATCAATGAAGGCATTTAAGAAGATTCGATTAACCCGCTTTTGTTTAGTAATCTTCGCAAAGGCTGTTTTTAACTTATTCTTTGATGCGCCATCTTCGACTAATTCACCAAACTCGTCTTCTACTACGTCCATGTACTTAGCGCATAACCCGAAATAGCGATCATATCCAAAGATCTTATCTTCAATAATAGCCCGTGATTTGCTCATTTGCTCTACGTACTTATCTTTCTTACTATATGATGTAGCATTACAAACTTTTGATATTGCTTGATTGCGATATGGACTAATAAAGAATCCTAATACTGTAGAGTCTGTATTCTTCTTAAAGTTATTAAGAAGGCTTTCAGTTACTTTAGATGATGTGATACTATTAACATCAATTGATTCACCATTAACCCGCAAAATTGATTTGCGATATCTGTAACCTCCGGCACCTTCTGTTCGATGAATATCACCATCAGAAGTAACTCGTACTTGGAATGAATCAGATTCACCATCAGTCAAAAACATAGTAGTCATTTTTTCAATACCATGTTTTGATTTAAACTTAGTCACTAATTCGTTTGCATAGTGAATGCAAGTATTCAATGGTGTGCTATGTAAATGATTCCAAGGATTGATATAGTAGTTAGGCATATCGTTATCCCAAGCTGCTGAGAGATGCCACAACATTTTGAAACCTTCTTGGTATTCTGTGCGAGACATACGTGAAGACATCAAATTAAGTAAGTTGAATCTTTGTGGAATTACTTCGCAATCAGAATATTCTTTGTAATTTGCAGATTCTTCTTCATTTTCATATTTTACTTTAGTAGTAAATGCATACACTTCAAATGGAATGTTTACCATTTTACAGAATGTGGTCAAGTTTAATATTTGTCTAATAGTTGGTCCAATGTTATCTTGCATTGAACCAGAGAAGTCGATGAACATCATCATTCCATGATTCTTATAATTTGCAAGACGTGTAGACTTTAAGAAAATATCTTCTGAGTACTTGTAAGCATGTAGTTTATTAGTATTAATTAAACCCGTTTTATGTACACTTGAGCGTGAGTATTGATAAGCTGCTTTACGAAGTTCGAATTCTTTAGCCATATAAGCGCCGGCAAGATCTGTTTCAGTTTTAAACTTCTTAAACTTTTCAAGATTTCGTTCAAGGCCTTCTTCAATCATTTCTAGGCCCCACTTATTTAGATTGCCTAGATCGCTTTTCCAACGAGTATAATATTCTTTATAATCAATGATAATATCTTTTTCTTTAATAGAATTCAAAGTGTAAACCATAACACCTTTTAGCTCTTCAGAAGCTGTCAACGATTCTTCCATTTGACGAAATGCTTTATCTGTAATTGAGTCAAGATATTCTTCGTCTTTATCTTCTACCTTTTTCTTCGCTTTATCAATACCTTCGGCAGTATCAAGTTCTTTTTGTTCTACATCATCAGGTTTTGATTTACCTTCTCGATGATTACCATTAATTTCTTCTAAGCCTTCTTCATTCTTTTCTTCTACTTCTCCGCCTTCTTCATTAGACTTATCATCACCAGGTTCTGGTTTATCATAGTCGCCAGAGGTACCATCACCTTCTGGTGGCATTTCATCCATTTCATACTCAGGTACATTTGGTTGAGGTTTACGATCAGATTCTTTCATTAATGATTTTTGATACTCGTAAATCTCTTTAGCTAATGCTACTACATCCTCAAATGTTTCTGTTTGAAATGATCTAGCAAAGAAGTCACTTTCAACAGTGTTAGCAAATTCACACTCTACGAATTCTCCTAGTTTAGATTTAAGATTAATTCTATCAATTAAAACTAGATTTCGAATGTCATCTACTTTAGATAATCCAAAGAAGTCTTCTTCAGCGAGTTGCTTATAAGCTTTTTTGAATTGATGACGAAGACCTGGATATTTGTCTTGAACTTTACGTTCAATACGTACATCTTCTAATACATTTAAGTATGCTTTTGGTGCAGTAGCAATATCAACAACTGCATCATGCCAACCTTGAGCTGGTGTGTATAATGCGTGGCCAACTTCATGGCCAGTTAATAAGTCGTAAACTGATTTGCCGCGATCTTTCCAGACTGGAAGTGCGAGTGTACGTTGCTCAGGATTAAACCAAGCCGTACGATAGTTACCGTGGATAACATTAATATTTTCTTGGGCAAGCAATCTAGCTAGTGTAGACTGCTGACCAAAATTTATTGAACTTGTTTTTTGCATTTGGACACCATATTCTGTAATATATGTATATTATATCACAGTTAATGCCCGCTGTACACTACCTTGCAAGTACTACTGTTTTCTTCTTTGCCTGCTTTAATGCTAGGGCTTTTTTAACTGGCGATGAATGATCTAAGAAGTTTTTACCTTCCATATGGTCATATTCATGCTGAATAATTCTAGCAGTAATACCCGCAAACATGTTTGACTTACGCTCGCCTTTAACATCAGTGTACTCTATCACAATACTTTCTGGGCGCTTAAGTGTAATAAAAACACCAGCTTGAGAGATACAACCTTCTTTGAACAATGTAGTCTCATCTGAGTAAGAAATGATTTGTGGATCAAAGAATGTTTCTTCATATCCCGCCATTTTAATACAAAAGACTCTATTATCGATGCCAACTTGATTTGCAGATAAACCTACACCATTAAGTTGCTTACACAACTCTAGCAATTGCATAGATAGTTTTTCACGACCTTCTTGGTCGAGTTCTTTGTATTCCAATTTCTTTCTTAACATTGGATGATCATATGGTAGTAACATTACTTAATCCTTGAAAAATTACGTTCTTTAATAAATTCGATCTTGTTTCTAAACTTAGAATCAAGAACATCACCTTTATGAGAGATGATAAACACATTCGTATCAGTAGTTACAGTGTTTAAAATCTTCATTAAATTATCAATACCATCATTATCTAATGACGAATCAAATGTTTCATCTAAAATCAAAAGATTAGTATTTGCTGAATTCTTCATCTTAGCAATTTGACGCCATGTGAAGAGTAAGCTTAAATCAATACGTTGCTTTTCACCTTCAGAGAATGAAGCATATGTAAACTCATCTCTATATCTACTTTTGATAGTTTCATTAAACGATTCATCAAGATTAAACAATACAAAGAAGTCGAGTGTTTGAAGATATTGATTTACTAGTTTATTAATAACTGGAAGATACTGTCTAACAATCTTAGTCTTGATGCCTGTATCTTTAAGCATTTCACTTGCTAAGAAGTTATAGTTTTGTGAGTCAATATAACCTAATTTAAGTTCAGCTAATTTTTCTTTTTGATCTTGTAATATCTTAAGATCTGCAATAGCTGAACCAACGTCACCTTCAGTTCCTTCAATCTTTAAGATCTCTGTTTCCAATTTATCAATAGTCTTTTGAAGTTGTGCAATAGAGGCATTATTAGAAACTATATCTAGTTGTGCTGATTGGAATGTTTCGATTTCTTTTAATAATGTTGACTCAATTTCTTCAATACTAGATAATTCTTCTTGTAGTTTTTCAATACCTTGTTGTATTTCACTAATCTTACTATCACAAGTATGAACATGTTTCTCACGAGTTTCAGGATTAATTTCTTGTGAACATGTAGGGCAAGAAGTATTATCTACAAAGAATGCTCGATTGTCTTCTAATGATTGAAGGTTATTTTCAATCTTATTGCCTAATTGATTGAGTTTACTTTTCTTTGTTTCAACAGAACGTAATGACTTTTGTTTTTCAACAAGTGCTTGGAGTTGAGTAGATAACTCTGTATTAAGCTCTTGTAGATCTTTAATTGATTTTTGATGTTGAAGTACTTCAGCTTGTTTATCACGAACTTGATCTTTTGCAAGTGCTTCTACATCATTAATGTATTTGTTTTGAATCTTAACTTTTTCTGAAATAATCTCAAGTTGATTATTAGCATCATTAATAAGTTCTTTAGTTCTAGCCATCTTCTCTTTTAAGAGTTGATTCATACGTGAGAATACTTGAATGTCAAGTAGTTCTTCAATAATAGATCTACGTTGAGGTGCTGGAAGTTGCATGAAAGGTGTGAATGATGCAGAACCAATTACAACGATTTGATGGAAAGACTTATGATTTAATTTTAATACGTTTTGCTCAAGATATTCTTGATAGTCTCGTGTATTTGATGCTTGGTTAATTAGATTACCGTTTTGATAGATTTCAAATGTATTTGGTTTGATGCCACGTACAATTTTAAACTCAACATTACCTACAGAGAATTCAACCTCTACAACACAGTTCTTATTATTGATAGAATTTAAAAGTTGTGGTTTAGTAATACTTCTATATGGTTTACCAAAAAGACCAAATGATAATGCATCAAGAAGTGTAGACTTACCAGCACCATTTTGACCAATAATCAAAGTGCTATCATTACGATTAAGTTGCACCTCAGTGAAGTTATCACCAGTGCTTAAGAAGTTTTTCCAACGTACTACTTTAAATTCTATTCTCATACTAATTGGGTATCTTGAGCTTCTACATATAATCCACGTAGAAGTGATTTAAGTTTCTCTTTATCTGCATCTGTTTCAACAGCTTCAACATAAGAGTCTAATAATACTTGAGTGTCGTCTAATTGAATTTCTTCGTCCTCAACATTCTCACCTAAGAATTCTTCAAATGATTCTGCAATCTTTAGCTCGTGAATTGGACGCTGTTGGATTCTATCAATAAATCTATCAAATCCAAAGTAATCACTTTTCTTTTCAACTACTACTTTAACAAATTGATTATCTAATTTAGATACATCGTATCCATTATAATCCATTTTTTCATCGTTGTACACAACCTTTGTATGAAGTGTGTGAGGATTTAAGACTGACGTAATTTGTCTAGTATCAGTGTTAAGGATATGAAAATATTTGGGATCATCACAATCACCCCAAGTAAACTCCATTTGTGATCCAAGATAATGAACATTATCGCGAGAAGACTTAGTGTGGAAATGACCAGAGAGAACCATTTCAAAGCGTTGAAAATCAGAGGTGTCCATTCCATGTGGATTTGGAATTCCCTTATACATTTCAAAGCCTGAGAATTCAAAATGTCCTGCAACAATTGACGCTGAACATTTTTTAATATATTCCATTGTGTCTGCATAGTTACTCACATTAATCCAAGGGATAACTGCAACGTTTAATTCATTATATTGGAGTACAGTTGGTTCCATATGAATATTAACACAATCTGTATAATGACCCATTAACTCTTTTAGTGAGCATAGTTCATTAGTATTCTTATAGAATACGTCATGATTACCTGGAATAATATCCATAGTAATATTATGCTCACGTAATTTTTCTAAGAAGATCTTACGATTATGTTCTAATGCTTTAAAGTTAACATACTTACGGTGTTCATAGTAATCACCTAAATGAAGAATGTTTGTAATTCCATTTTCTAATAGGTAAGGAAAGAATACATTAGCATAAAACTTTTCTTGGTATTGCATAAAAATATCTGAGGAGTTACGTGCTCCACAGTGGGTATCATTCAGAATCGCAATTTTCAAGAATAAACTCCTCAACTAATTCGTCAGTCATGAATAATTCTAAAGATTTGTTTTTCTTTTCTTTCTTAGCAAATTCTTTAATAGCAACGTCTTTATCTTTTACTCGTGAAATACGTTCTCTTAATGAATCAATGAAAGCTTGTTCTGAGTGTGTATCATCACCTTGAATGTTGGCAATAAACTCTTCAATTCCACTTTGTTCAATAAACTTAAATTTAATATCTTGTTGTTTCTTTTCCTTTTCAATTCTACGAAGGAATGCAAAATAACAAATTTGAGTGAAGTAGGCGAAGGCGTTTGGTGTACCAGTTCTAGTAGTTGCATTGGGGTTATAGTTATTGATTGCTCGTAAACAATTCTCTACTGCATCCATAACCATTTCTTCTCGATATGTGTATCGAATGAAATTGACCTTATGTGACAAGCCTTCGGCAATCTTAAGAAAGCAGTCTGCTATGTAATTTGGTACGATTGGGATTGGTTGTTCAGATTCCTTAGCCGCAGTAACACGATTGACGTATTCTACAATGGCTTCTCCGAACTTCTTGTTCTCCACGTAATGTGGACGAGCCTTGGGTTCCATTCACTTCACTCCGATATAAACGTTGTACATGATATATTATAACACATAATGCAGAAAAAGAACAGGTTTATTTTAAAAATATTTTTTGATCTAGCCCTGTACTACTAGTCAATTATAGATTAGAATATATCTACCACCTCAGGGGGATAGTATAATATTAATGATACATCTTCTTATCTAATGAGTCTTCAGGTTCAGGATCTGGTTCGGTGTCAAGTAATTCTGGATGCTCTGCATCAGCTTGACTACCCATATGAATACTATCATCTTGCTCAATATTAGACATCATATTATTGTAATACTCAGCAACTGTATCGTCTACGATCGCTTCAGCGATTACATGAGTCTTATTAATCATAAACTCTTGATTGTCAGCAAATCCCATCCAACGAGTAAAGAAGTTAGCTTCTCTAGCTAATCCATTAGAAACAAATTTCTCTTTAAATACTTTTAGAGGATTGCGAACTAAATACTCTACTTGATCTTCACCAACAACCTCTGTTAGGATCTCATCTCCAGAAACCAATTTAATTTGGCGAATATCTCTTGGTAAGTATTCTATCATTTTGTTAACTGTACCTCGTGTATTTTGTAATTAAACTTCTCTTTAGTATATAACTGAATTCTAATTCCAGCATGTACTAGTGTATAATTCTTTTTAGTCTTCCAATGTAAATCGTCACAAAGGTCGTATAAAGTACAATCTCTTCCATCATCCGCTTTTCTTAAACCACGACCAATTGATTGTAATACTTTAATTTGTGATTTACTAGGTGAAGCGAATATAATATTATGGAGGTTTTTAATATTTATCCCTGTTGAGAATGTGCCTAAAGACGCTACAATGATCGCGTTCTTTTCTTTCTCTGTAATTCCACGAATAGCTTCACGATCCGCAACGTCAGTCTCGCCAGATACGTAGAATACTTTTCTATTTTCATCTGCTGCTTCTCTAATCAATTTAAATAATGGTTTACCATGTTTCTCAACTAAATTAAACAACACTAATGTATTGCCTGTTTGATCTAATGCAAGATTCTTAATAAAATTATTTCGTTTAGTGTGCGATACAATAAAATCTATCTCTTCAGAATATACTTTATCTTTTACTGATTTACATTCTTCATCACTATATTTTAATACTAGTGCTTGAATATTTAATTGAGCAAGTTTATCATCATCCATCAAAGCTTTAGTAGTAGTTACCTGATAAACAGGTCCAA